TTCTTAACTCAAATCACGAACTGCGAAGCACAAATTAAGCACAATGAAAAACAATATAAACAAACAATTAAACAAATTAATGAACTACTAAAATGAACGAACTAACACACTGGAAAAAACTTGTCGATAATAGATTCATTGGCAGCCATGATTTCCAACCAAATCAAGAATTACAAGTAACTATTGAGTCAATCACATCCGAAAATGTAGAGTTATTTAATGGCAAAAAATTAGAAACAAAATCATGTGTTTTAATGATGTTTAAAAGGGCAAAAAAACCTCTTATACTAAACAAAGAAAACATGAAGCTAATTACCAAATCATTAAACACCCCATATACTGAAGAATGGATAGGTAAATCAATTACCCTTCATGTTGTACCAGTTAGCGCATTTGGGCAGGTAGTTGATGCAGTTAGAGTTAAATACATTAAAAAATAAAAGCATGGTAAACATAGATGAAATAATAGTAAGAGCCTCACAAACTGGCGAAATATGCAAGCCAAAAGGACTTGGTAAGACTGGCGAAAAGTTGGCACGCAAAATATATTTAGAGCATAAATATGGCAGGGTAAAATCATTTACAAGCAAATATACCGACAAGGGAACAAAAGTCGAAGAAAGCAGCATAAAAGAACTTTCAGACTATCTTCAAAAGGATTATAAGAAAAATGAAGTAAGAATTACTAATGATTTCTTCACTGGAGAGTGTGATATTGATAATGAAGAATCAGATACTATAATTGATATTAAGAATGCATGGGATTTATTTACCTTTGATGATGCTAAACATGAAATTAACCAAGATTATGTTTTTCAAGGTAGAGCATACATGAACTTATACAATCGTTCAAATTTTAAATTGATTCATATTTTATCAGATGCCCCCGATGAAATGGTTTTAAAATCACTTGAGATTGAAAATTACAAAGGAGATGTCCCTGAATGGAGAGAGGTGCAAATTTTAACAGATATGATTTACACTCAAGAGAACTTTGAAAGATTTATAAATATTCGTGGACTTGGTGGCGATGAATTTACAGATAAATTAATTAATAGATTCGTATCAATACCAGTAGAAGATAGAATTTTTATAAGAGAATTTACAGCGCACGATGAAACACTAAAATTCATGCAAAGTAGAGTGAATGATGTTAGAAGTTATTTAAAAACTATTTATGGCTAAGTGTTCATTCTGTAAAAAACAATTCACTCAATTCAATAGTCTCAACAAGGTATGTTCTATCAAGTGTGCTATTGAGTTGGGTAAATTGAAACCTGTTAAAGTCAATTATAAGAGGGTTAATTCGCAGCTAAAAAGTGAAGCAAAAGAAAAACTTGAAACGTACAGCCAAAAGGTAAACAAGGTAAAAGTAATCTTTCAAAAATGGATTAGAGAAAGGGATAAGAACGAACCTTGTATATCATGTGGAACTTTAACAGCAAACGAATGGCACGCTTCACACTTCAAGAAAGCAGAAACATATAGCGGAGTTATATTCAATGAAATTAACGTTTGGCGTAGCTGCAAAAAGTGCAATGTCTTTCTTAATGGTAACGAATTAAACTATCGTGAAAGACTTGTAAAAAAAATAGGATTGAATCAGGTTATTGCACTTGAAGACTTAGCGAATGAAACACGAACAAAGAAATGGACAATAGAAGAATTACAACAAATTAAAACCAAATACAAAATAAAATGAAAAACAAAATTGAACTACTTATTAAACAATGGCAAATTGAACAAAACGAAGCCGAAAAATTAGCTCAACAACGAGCTGATAAATACCAATATGGTGATGCTCAAAAAGCACAATCTAAAGCAGTATGGATTGAAAAGTGCATTAATGATTTAAAGGAGATTATGGAATGGAATTAATAGCATACACTGATGCATATTGTTTTGCAAAAAGAAATAGACCATTTAAACTTTTTATCAATATTAATTATAAAAAAGGGGCTTTTAGATTTTCAAGAAAATTAGCTAATAATTTGAATTTAATGGAATATGATAAAGTTACATTCTATCAAAATCCAAATAATAAAAATGAGTGGTATGTAAAAAAAAGTAATGATGGATTTATAGTTAGAAAATATAAAAAAAATCCTGAATTTGTTTTTACTTCACTTATATTGGCTAAAGAAATATTAAGTATAGTTGATATTGATTTTAACTATAATCTTAATTTTGAGAATGAGCCATATATAATTGATGGTTTAGAGTATTGGAAATTTATAATTAAGCATTTTTAACCTAAAAAATATTATGATTGAGCTTCCTACATTTATGCACGAATTAATTGTAGAATCATTAATGACAAATGTGAAACAAGACCTTGAACTTATAGGCAAATGGGCTGAAATAAACATCGACAAAAAGCACAAAGATATTGAAAGAGATAAGGATATTATTGAGGCTATAAAGAGAGTTGATTCATCAGCAGAAATTCTATTAAAACTTGGTATCAGTCATGAAGATATAAGCAAATTATTTAAAATAAAACCAAATAAATAAAATGATAATTGAAATCGCAAAATTTGATTCAGGAGTTTATATAAAACCATGCGAGTTATACAATGACATAAAAATTGGTAGTATATTATGCAGTGGTCATTCTGAATTAAAATTAAAACCTTGCAAATATTGTCATAGTTATAAAGAAGACAATACTTATTATTTACCATTATTAAAGGAAACTATACCAATAGTTTCAGAAGTAACTTGTACAAGACCTAAACAACAATTAAATTTATTTTAAAAACCAAAACAAAAAAATGAAAAAACCAAAAACACAAACCGAATCAATTATCTGCTACATGATAGCAGGTAACAGCATCACATCAATTCAAGCAACTCAAAAGCAATTTGGCTATTGTACCAAGTTACCTCAGCGAATTGCAGACATCATTGCACTGGGATTCTCAATCAAGAAAGAAAGAGTTACTAAGTTGTCAATCTTTGGCAATAGTTGCTCATTCATTGAGTATTCTTTGGACTTCAAGAAGACATCTAAAAAGCTAATCAATAGTTACCAATGATAGCCAAGATAATCATAACTATAACAGTATGGGAATTATTTGTGAAAAAATATCTTCTAAAATTATTCCATTATTTTATTAAGTAGTAGTTATATTTGTAAAAGAAAATTGGAGCAACAAGTTTGACCACTTGCCAAAATAAGAACATGAAGAAATTTAAAATAAGCATCGTTATAAGTATCTGTAATCCTTCATTCGGGATTTGGTCAAACAGAGAAAGTAGCGATGCTTTTTTTATGCAATAATATGAACGGATATGAACTTAGTCGGAATTGGTTTGATTGGTGTTTTGAGAATCCCGAAAAAATCAATCCAAATCATTCAGCACTTTATTTCTTTTGCATTGAGCATTGTAATAGATTAGGTTGGAAAGAAAAGTTTGGACTACCTACAACAATGGCAAAAGAAGCAATAGGAATTAAAAGCTATAATACATACATTAAAACTTTGAATGAATTAGTTGAATTTGGATTTATAAAGATGATTGAGAAATCAAAAAATCAATATTCATCTAATATAATTGCCCTATCAGAAAATGACAAAGCACTTAATAAAGCACTTGACAAAGCATTGATAAAGCACACGACAAAGCAACGTAAAAGCACACAACAAAGCATTGATAGTATAGATAAACAATTAAACAAAGAACAAGAAAACAATTTAACAATATTACACCCTCTTCAAATTTACATTAATGATAATTTTATTTTTGTTACTAAAATGAAAGTCCAAATGACTTATGAAAACAGCGAAGAATTGATAAGACAATATCCAAAATCAAATATAGTAGATACACTTCAATCAATGGAAAATTGGAAACACTTACAAAAGAATACAACAGTTTATTTAACCGCTTTAAAATGGCTAAAAAGGGATTATAAAAAAGGACAAAATTTGTCCAATGGTCAACCGAGCAAAATGGAATCAATGGTTAATTCAGCAAAAGAGGCACTTAATATGATACACGATGAATAATAAAATATTCATTATGGCTAAAAGGTCATTAAAAGCATAATATAATAGATAACGGTTGGGTATTTGCGAAGTTGCCCTTGCAGATACTTCAAATTAAGCACAAATATTGATGGGCAATTTTGCAAATACCTTGTTATAGGTAGTGCGGTTA